ACCTCGTAGGAGTAAATCCCCTGCGGGTGGGTGTAGGTGCGTTTGGCGATGCCGGTGAACAAGCGCGTGCCCGTCCCGTCGTAGAGGCTGATCCATTGCCCGTCGGCGGGAATGACTTTGCTGCGACTGCCAAGAATCTGAAACGTTAGCGTGTCAACATCCAGCGAGCGCAGCGACAGCGTCGCGTTGTAGCAGCACAAGTCAGCCAGCGAAATCTGCACCGTGTCCAGCGACTTGCCAGCCTCTCCGGCGAGGTAGTAAGGGGCGGTCGGTTTCATCGGGCAATCGAGAAGAGTTGGTTAATCTGCGACTGCTGCTGGTTGATCCGGTTATTGATGGAGGAGATGCCAGCGGTCAGATTATTGAGTGCGGAAAGGAAGGCGTCGCCCTGCTCGGAGAGTCCCTTGCCGACGTCCTGCACGGCCTTGGTGATGGCCTGCGTGTCCTGCGGGTTGGGCGTCAGCGTTTGGATCGCGGCGACCGTGGTTGTGCGTTCGCCATCGATGGCGGTTTTGACCTCGGTGGCTTTGGTGGTCGCCGCCGTGGTGACGGTTCCGACCTCGACTTTGATTTGTTCGACAGCGGCGACTGGCCCTTGGGCGACAGCCTCCGTGAGCGACGCAACAACTCCATCGAACGCCTTGGTGGAGGCAGCTGTTACCTTGACCGATGAATCCGCCTCCTTTTCGCCTAGCTTGATCTCGACCTCATTTAGCAATACGCCACGTTCAGCGGTGATTCGCTGGGTCGTGTCGGCAAACTCCTGCTTGGCCGAGGCGGCGTCCTCACGGGCGGCCTCAACGCTTTTCGCGAGGTCATCTATATTCGCTTTGGGATCATGAGTGTTGATCGCCGTTTGATACGCCGAGTATGCCGCGTCGAACTTTTGTTGCGCTTGGGCCGCCCCCTGCTGCGCTGCGCCTAGCTGCCCGTTGAGCGCGGCGATCCCGGTGCGCAGTTGGACGGCCAGCGCATTCGCCTCGGCCACGCCCACGTCATATTTCTGGCCTGTTTGCGAGTTCGTTTGACCTTCACGCTGCTTGGCGATCTGAATTTCTTGGTTGGCCCGCTGCTGCTCGATATTGCCCATCTCCGTCCGCAGTTGGTTGATGCGATCGATGGCTTTGGCTTGCCGCTCTAGTGCGTCGGCCTCGCGTTTGTATGTATCCGATAGAAATTCCCGCGCCACCTCCTTTTGCAGCTCCTTCTGCTGGGAGACCATGTATTTCTTGGCTTCCGCATTGGAGCGAATCGCCTTTTCCTCCTCCTTGGTGGCGGCCGTCATGCCCTTGTAGGCTTCAGCCACGGCCCGCCCGCCGATGGCCAGCGCCGTGATGATCACGCTGACCGCCGTGAGTGGCGACAGAACTGCGGACATGATCGACCCGAGGCTGAGGGTCGCGCCCTTCAGCATGGTCAGCGCCCCGACTGCCTGCGGTGCCTGCTGGCTCATGGCGACGAGCGCGCTAGTCCCGCCCTGCACTTGCACGGCAAAGTCGGTCACTTGATAGCCGACGTTGTTAAAAACGTGGCCGAGGTTTTTAATCTCGCCCGCCTGCGCTCCGGCTGCACGAGCGGCAACGCGGGACTTGGCCTCGACCACGTCCGCCGTCTGTTGCGCGGCTCGCGCTTCCATGTGGAGCTTGTCCACCAAGTCCTGCTCGGCCTGTTCAAGCTCGCGGGTCAGGCGGATCTGCTCCTTGCGGGCGGTGATGGCAGCGCCTGCCGTCGGGTCGTCGTATTTCACGCCCCGAGTGCGCGCATCGCGCTGCTGTTGCAGCGTTTGCTCTTCGGCCTCGACCCGCTTGATCGACTCGACCGTTTGATCAATTCCCGCGGTATCCGCCGCGGTAGTGATCTGAATTTTGATGTCGTTGTCAGCCATGAGGTCGGGGCTTTAGGAGATCACAGAGCGGCAAGCATGAAGGCCAGCAGTTGCTCGTAGCGGATACCGTAAGCGTTGCCTGCGGCGAGGGCTGGTTTCGCCACTTTGCCGTCTTCATTGAGGATTTCTGGTGTTGCGTCCCACTCGTCGTAGCACAGCAGCGCATAGTCGGCGGCATCGAGTCCCTCAGCGGCGAAGGCGGCGACCACGTCCTGCGCGATGATGCCGATGTGAATGCGCGCCTTGTCACCCTTGGCGGTCACGGCGTCATTCATCTTGAAGGCTTTCAGCAGCGGCTTCAGCGAGATAGCCACGGCGGTTTCTGCCTCGGAAAGCGGGCGGATTTGTTGCTTTTGGCGGGCGTCCGAAGTGCTAATCGTAGTCGTGGCGGCGAAAAGTTGGCTCCAACGGTAGGCTGTTGTCCCGAGCGACTGTAAACCGTTTGATCCGGGGCGGATAGTGCCCCCTCCTTCCATTGTCATCCGCCAAACGCCGTCAATAGTAAAATTTAAATCATTATTAGAGTTGATGAGTTCGACGAGTTTGCCGGTTGTATCGCGAAGATTTAATTTGATCACTCCATCAGATGACATATAAAACCCGGATTGATTAACACCGTTAGTTTTAACCATGCAAAACCCCCAGCGAGCAGTAGTGCCGTCAGATGTAAAGGAGCCGGGGGAATAATAATTCAGACTGAAAACAGCTGACGTAGATACAGCGAATGAAGTCATAGTCCCATTGCCTAGATAGACTGGGGCATAAGCATTGATATCTCCAGTCCCAATGTGGAGCAGTTGATTGTAGGTCGAGGCTGGGCTTGATCCGGTGAGGTTATTGACTGGCATGGTTTGGTGGAGTTAGAATCTTAAAGGGCTTCCCAGTTGTTGGTCACGGCGTTCCAATTTTGAAGCACCCAGTCGAATCGGACGCCTTGGAAAAGCGTGATCGCGGAAACCGGGGTTTTATCGCCGGATTCGGTCCGGTAGTTGGTCATGGAGGCGAAGCTGCCGCTGAACGCTTGGGTCGAAGAGCAACCGAGAATCACTGCGTCGAGAAAGTCCCACGTCTCACCATTTTGGACGGCGATGCGAAGCTTTCCGGTGGTCATGTAGGGAATGGTCGCCGGGTGCCGCATGGCATAGCTAGCGGCTTCCGCGTGGCTGGCGTGGCTTTTGCGCCGTCCCCATTCCACGGACACCCTCGCGCCCCATTTCGGGATGGCCACGCCATAGGTTGAGCCAATCGGTGCATAAGCATCCGAGGAAACCGAGACGGGAAAGGTCAGCGGGTTTTGCATCCGATCCCCATAGTCGAGCATCCGCACGGTGGCAGAGCCATCGTCCGGGATGAAGTCAATTTGATGGATCGAAGAGGTCATCAGCCGTTACGGGATGAAGACTGTGGCCGGAGCTGAGACCGTGGGCGGGGCATAGCTGGTTTTGACAAAATCCGGCCCATCAACTTGATACTGGTTAACGGATGGGCTTCCCACACCAACAGTCACTGTCCATGCGGTTAGCGGATTCGGGAAACTTTCATTTGATACTTTGGTGGCCAAGTAAGTGCTGCCAAGCGACAGCTCCCATTGGGTGCCGCTGTGACTCATGATAACATTGGTCGGACTTTCTGTGTGGGTGCCGTCGCTTGACCAGCTATGTTTTCCTGCGTCAGCTCCGGCATAAGTCATTGTTCCATTGACTCCAGCAGTCGTAACTCCTGCGATCACCATGCGGATATACGGTCTGAAAACTTCGGCGAATATGATCCTCGGGGCAGTTGTTGCGGCTCCAGCAGTCGGCGGCGTGTAGATTGAAATGGGTGCGGATGGCATGGGTGGGAATCAGTGAAGGGTGACGAGGAAGGATTAAGCCGGGGCAGAGGGTTGGACTCTGCCCCGGCAACGATCAAAATCACGCGTAGGTAACGAACGTGTTGAGCGTGCTTGGGCGTTGCTCAAGCGAGAACTCGACCGAAGACGTCGCTGGGCCGATGTCGCCGTCGTTGACGAGGCGCAGGCGGGACCAGACTTGAACGCGCTCGATGATCGCGCCGGACTTGTTCTGGACTTCCAGCAGCATGACGCCATCGAGGAAGTTGTCAGCCTTGACGCCGGGCGATTGGGCGGAGGCTGCGACTAGGGCGGCAGCAAGGCCGTTTTCGAGCTGCTTGAGATAGCTGTTGGTCTTGTGGGTGGTAGCCGTCCACTTGCGCATCGTGACCATTTCCTCGATGTCCTCATAGTAGCCGCCGCCGTCGGCTGGCACGTTGAAGGTTTCACTTTTGATCGTCTTTGCGGACTTGACCGTTTCGATGTCTTGGAACTGGTAGCTGGTCCAGTTGGTAGATGGGCTGTTGTCAGGCCACGTCGCATTGGCAACAGTGAGGCCATCGACGAGTTCGCCGGACGGGATGAAGTAAAGGCGGGCGTTCTTGAGTTCGCGGCGGATAAGGGTGGGTGCAGCCATAATTTAATGAGTTGGATGTTGAGGTGAGATTAGAAGAGGCCGACGATTCGGACCTTGCCGAGGGCTTCCAGTGCCTTTGCGTCGCTGGCGGTTAGCGGAAATGAGCAAGGGCCGATGCCGCAGATCGCGTTGCCGATCTTCAGCCCGTTTTCGAGGATCTGGACGGCGACATTCCGTGCTTCTGGCGCGGCCTCGACAGCGGCCTCGACAGTAGCAGGTTCGGCGGGTGGTGCGGTATTTTTAGCCATGAGTCAGAGTTGGGATGGAGTGGTGAGTTTGATTTGATGGGCGAGCAAATCGGGCACGTCGGTCGGGGTGATCTCGGTGCAAATCAATCGGTCGCTGTAAGGCGTGGCGGCAGTCTCGCGCCAGTCGTGGAGGTGGTTGGCGATGGCCTCGGCGAGATCGTCGGCGGGCGTTTCGCCGGGGCGCAGGATCGGCTTGGAAAACAGGGTGACGGAGAACCCGCTTTCGATTCGCGGGCCGTCGGCGGAGACGTCTTTGTTGGTGCCGCCCGTCCACGAAACCAAAACGAGGTTGCCGATCTGCTTGCCGATGACTTTGCGCAGGTCGCTGAGAATGTCGTGCTGACGGTCAACCACGACCCGGCAATCCGCGAGGATCGGCAGCGTCTGCAACGAGGTGCAGATTGCGTCGGCTTGTTCGTAAAAGCGGGACATGGTTAGAAATTAAGGAGGGTGGAGCCGCCGCTAACAGTGGTGGCCTCGGTGGATTCCGGAATGGTTCCGGCGGCGTCTTCAATCCGCACGTCGCCCTTGGCCACGGCATCGAGGAAATCATGGGCTTTGCGTAGCTCTTCCTTGCGGGTTTCGGTCGATCCTTCGGACAGCGGCAACGATCCCACCAGCGCATCGCGGGCGATGGTGCAGGCGGCGAACAGGCACTCGTCGGGAATGGTTCCGGCCGCTCCGAGTTTGACGAGGTTTTCACGGTTGGAGGCGACCTTGCCGCGCACCATGGCCGTGACCTGGAGAATGATCTCGGCGAGCGTATCCACACCATCCGAGGCTTGATCACCTGCGTCCACATAGCTCTCCAGCTCGTCCTTCGCAAGACGGCCTTTGATGTTGCTAGCGGTGAGGGTGATCCAAGACATGAGGAAAAGAGAACGGCCCCACCCGCGTTGATACGAGCGGGGCCGAACTTGGGGTTTTAAGCAGCGATTAGCTGAGGGTCAGGGCGAAACGAGCGGCGGCCGATGCGTTGTTCACATAGGCGGCTTCGGTCCATTCCGTGATGATCTTTTCGCCGAAATCCTTCTGGATTGCGCGAACGCCACCGAATGGGTTGGCGGAAACGCGGAAGGTTTTGAAGGCGGAAGCGTCGAACTGGTTGGCGTTGTCCGCTGCGAAGTAAATCCAGATCTCCGGAAGCGTCGCGTCGGTCAATGCGTTGTTCTTGGTGCTGGTCGTGCGGGCCGGGGTGTCGAAGGTCGCGGTGGAGACCATGCACTGCGTGTTCGGGTTAAGGAACAAGCTGCCGACGTCTTGGATCATTGGCGAAACCTTCGTTGCGTTCGGGTAGCGCGAGATGGTTTTGCTGTTGTTTTTGAAGTAGCTCCAAGCAGCGAGGGAGAAGACAACGCGGTTAGGGATCACGCCGAGGTTCTTGGCGAGGGCTTCCATTTGCGCGTCGATTTCTGCCACTGGGTCGGTGGACGAACTCCAGCTTTTCGCAGTAGCGGAAACGCCCGTGCGGAGAACCGAGAGGGTTTCACTCAGGCGGCTGTTGCCAGCTTGGGAAACGAGGTTGCGCACGCGAGCTTCGCGCAGCATCCGCGAGCCTTCGCCGGTAGTGGCAAGGTCAAGCTCGTGGTTGTCGATGATGTCGTGCAACGCGTAGGGAGCCAGCGAGATGCTGATGCGCTCGCCGTCAGTGATCACTGCGGTGGAGTCGCCGCCGATTGCACGCTTGGCGCTTGGCACTTGGAGGCCGGAGCGTTTGGCATAGTCGATGATGCTGAACGAAGCGGCACCCGTCTGGACGACAGGAGCAAGGAAGTCAGCGAGGGGCGAAGCGGTTTCTTGGAACAGTCCTTTGGCGAACTGGTTCAGAGTGGAGATATTAGCGGGAGTGGCCATGGTGGTAGGTGTGTTGGTTTAATCTAGTTGAACCGAGTTGAACTGAGTATTTACGAATTAGACGGTGACGGATGGATTGCCGAGGCAGACTTTGATCAAGTGGCCAGCAGCGGTAGCGGCTTGGAGAGCAACGCCGATACAGGAGTTGGTCGAGGTAGCAGTTGCAACGCGGCCGGTGGTGGAAGGCATCACCTTGGCACCGAGCGCGATGGCTGCGGATGCTTCAACGAATACGATGGAACCGGAGCCAAGCAGCGCGATGCTGGCGGCGTCACCGGAAGCAACGTCTTCAAGGATGATTCCAAGGCCGACGTCCGTGCCGGAAGTGCCAGCCGCGACAACAGTGCCGCTGGAAACTTTGACGTGTTGGCCTTGCGAGAGGGCGGCACCCGCTGGAAGGGTGATGATTGGCAATGCAGATGCGAGCGATGACATGGTGGTATTTCTTAGAGTTGGATTTAGTTAGCGAAAGCGGATGGATCAATTTCGGAGGCGCGATCCCAGACGCGCGAGAACGTGGCGGATTCGCCGAGTTCTGTGCGGGCTTTGACCTGCGCGGCTTCAATACGAGCGACGAGAGTTTCGGGGCGGGCTTGGCCTGCTTCGATGATCGGTTGGTCGAGGCCGTCGTGCTGTTTGACGAGGCCAGCAAGCACCGTCTGCACGAAGGTTTCGCCCGATGCCAGTTCGGCAGCGATGCGGGAGCAATAAGCCTCGTGGGTGGCGTCGTCTTTTGGGGCGAGGCGACCGTCAGCAACGGCAGCTTCGACGAGTCCCTTGGCGCGCTCTTCACGGGCGGCGGATGCTTCAGCAACAGCGGCTTCCTTCTCGCCCTTGAGTTCGGCAAGTTCGGCTTCCAGCTCGGCAATGCGGGCGGCTTTTTCGGTGTCGCTGAGGGTCATTTCGACGACGCGGTCGGCGGCGAGTTTTTCAGCATCGGGCAGGGCGGCTTCAGCGGCGGAAAGCAGGCCGCAAGTGGCGAGGATTAACATTTTGTGGGTAGTTGGTGTGGAGTTCGTCCCCGCGTCACTTGCGGCGATACGCTCAATTTCTCGGAAAGCTGGCTCGTTGACCAATGCTCCGAGTGGTCCCCGTTCTGGCAGTCCTGCCGGGCTGTGATCGTCGGCCAGGTCGAAGCGCGGCGAGAAGTAAGCGAAGTCACGTCCCTCGATGGCGGCGGCCCCTGCGCCGGACCAATCGACCGAGCAAAGCAGCCCGCGCCCGGCTTCGTAGCGGAAGCTCGTTGGGTAGCCCGAGGTGGGGCCGTCAGCCTCGTGTTTGAAATCGAGACGCGGCTTGATGTTGCCCTTGGCCAGTCGCTCCAGGTCAGATTGAAATGCAGCCGCGATGGTGTCGCCCTTCGCCGCGTCCATCTTCACGAGGATTCCGTTCGGATGGCTCTGCGGATAGATCAGGCTATCGCCCTCGGGGATATAGACGATTTCCGACGGCAGACCCTTGGCGGGCAGCGCGGAGGCGAGGGCGATGACAAGACGATTCACGCCTCGCATTGCACGACCAATCCACGCCCGACGCTATCCGTCGGAGTGGTCCCCGCTCTTACTCGTTAGACTGCGGGTAAAGAATCGAATCGCCGCCGTCCGTGACGGGCAATCCTTGGGACGGAGCAAGCCGCTCGTTGAGGTCCGCGATAGCCTTGCGGTATTTCTCTATCTTGCCCACCTTGCCGCTGAGAATGGCATCTTGCAGCCCTTCATTGAGTTGGGCGGCGCGGACCTTAGCGACAGCTTCGCGGGCCGCTTCCTGAGGGCTACGTGGCTTCGGGGCGGCTTGCAGCTCGGCGATGAGCGCGGCCTTGATGTCCGGGTCCATCGCTTTGACTGATGCGAAAAGCCCGTCGCTGAATTTCGGTTGCGGCTTGGCCTCGGCAGTCTTGTCACCCGTTAGCCCGAGCGCGGCGGCATCCTCTTTGGAGACGTCCTCTTGATTGCACCCTGAGCTGTAACCATACGGCCCCCACGGCACCTGAAATCCGCCGATGTCTTTTGCGTTGTGAAAGTCGGCCCAGCGCGGATCGGTCTTGAGAAGCACTTCGCCAAGGTTGTCTTGGTGGCGCTGGCGTGGTTCTTGCACTCCGCGCTCGCGGATCAATCGGGCGGCTGGGAATGCGTCCAGCGCGGCGGGTGTCATTCCCTGCTTCCACTGGCCGTAGCCGTATGCCTGGCGGATGTTGGTGTCAAAAATCAACCGCAGCCGCGCTTCGCTTTTGATGTCGGTGATGCTGCTTTGATCCGTGTCGAAAAACTCCTGCTTGGTCGCCATTCCTTCGGCGATCATGAACTCGCGCATCTTCCGCACGAAGTGGGCACGGTCGAAGACGCTGAGGGCTTCGGATTGCACGCCGTCCGGGTTGGTGACGGTTTCCTTGACTCCGGCCATGTAGTCGAAAATCAGCGAATGCGCACGGTCGAGGAAGCGGGCGTTTTCAACTCGCGCCGAGAAGAACGCGCGGCTGCGAAACTCCGGCTCGTGCGTCGCCCAGCTTGACGAATCCCACTCCGCTGGGAGTTGTTCCTTGTCGGCGAGAAAGCTGATGGCTTCCTTGAAGGGCATGGGTTCGTCGATCATGATTGGAGGATTTCGAGCAAGCTCCGACGATACCTGTCCATGAACGCGTCGGAAAGCAAATTGTTAGGAGGCAGCGCCCCCGGCCACGGCTTATGCGTGACGCTGCGGACCAGCGCATAGACGGCACGGATTGTGTGGGATTTGATGGTCGAAGCTCCGGCTGCTGACTTGCCTTTGCCACGCTTCCCCGTCACCTCGCCACCGACTCGCTCAAACAAAGCCCGCTTGCCCTTGATCAGGAAGAGATTCGTGCGGGCGAATATCTCATAGTCCGCAGCGCGTCGGCCGCGTGCTTCTGCGATCAGCGGGATCGTGAGGAACTTCGTGCGCTTCGGAACGACGGTGCCGCCAGTTGATTTGAATTTGAGGTGGCGGGCATCATTGGTGATCGTGGCCCCGCGCTGGTCGGCACTCTGAAAACTCCAAGCCTGCGTGACTTCCGAGCCGTAGCTAGAGCCGTCGGTGGACGGGCCGAGGTAGCGTTTCCCCTTCCATCCTCCTGCTTGGTCGAACTCGCGGTGGTAAGCGATTGCGGCGGTCACTGCTTCCCGTCCGCCTTGCTCGTTGATGGCCGAGCTGTCCGCGCCCGTCATGGCTGAAATGGCCCGCCGCAGCATCGGACTCGCGCCATCGGTTACGCTGACGCGGATCTCGATCATGGCCGCTTGAATCGTTGCGTGCTGCCTGCGAGGGCTGCACTGCCGATAGCCTCTTCAAAGGCGGTTTGCAAAGTCTCGGTGTCGAGCGTGTCGAACAACTCGGGCAGTTGCTTCTGCGCCTTTTCCAGCGCGGCGAGGAAATCCGCGTCGCTCACGTTCTTAGCTATCGCCAGCGCGGCGAGCCGGTCGAACATCGGACGCACTGGGGCTAACCATTCGCGGGCAACGCCCGTCAGACCCTCCAGCACGGCGCTGGATAGTTGCTCGACGTCTGACAGTTTCGCAGGTTGATCCGCAGCGGCGGCGGTGACTGGTGATGGGTTCACGCGCCCCTTTGTTTCATGAGGTAGAACAACAACTCCCGACGCAGGATCTCCCTGCGCACCATCCGGCGACGCGTGAAAAATTTTCTCTCCATCGGCTGGCAGCGGCACACCGAGGTCTTCGTAAACGAATGCTTCCGACATCGGAAGCTTGAGGCGGGCGAGAATCTCCATTCGTTCGGCCTTGGCCTTGGAGTCGGATGCTTCCTCTCGGCGCACCCACATTTCCGGCAAGTCCTCGCGTCCTTCGCCCCAGTTGTGCGCGACGATCGCCGGGATGAGTTGACGTGAAAGCACTTCGCCCACGAAATCCGCAAGGCCATCAACCACGGTGTCGAGCGTGTCCGCGTGGACTTCGCCGAGTGCGCGGCTCCCTTGGTTGGCGGTGCCGCTGGTCAACGTCTGGCCGAGGATGAACTTGTCGCACTGCTCGTCGGCGAGGTCGATCAACACCTTTTGCGGTAGTTGATCGCCGCCCTTGGCTGCGTCGAGAACGTTGATCTTGGTTCCCGTCTTCGTGACGATGTAACCATTGGCCCCGATGGAGTTCAATGCAGCCTCGACGCTGCGCTGGTCTTTGGAATCAGCAACCTCGGCGTGACGCCACGGGATGCCGTAGATTTGCGTGAAGCTCATCAACCACTTGAGGCCGTAGCTGCTCGCCAGCCAGTAGCCCGTGAGCGCCCGCAGCGGTGCGCCAACTAACGGGTGGCCCGTGTGGCCGGAGTTGACCGCCACTAGGAAACGATGCGCCGGAAAGTCCTGCATGGCGTAGCTGCTGCCACTGCCGGAAGCGTCCAGCATGAGGCGGTCTGACGTCGCTTCATAGGTCGGGTAGCCGTAGTAGCGGGCAGGCAACTGCTTGGTGCAGCGCGGTCGCCATGTCTTGTCCTTGTCCTGCATCCAGTGGATTTCCGAAACGGCGTGCCCGTAGTAGTAGCCGAAAACGATGTTGCGAATCGTCGCTTCCAGTCCGTTCTCGCCACGGTCCGAGGCCGAGCGCATCCGCCAGACGATGTCTTCGATCTCTGCCGCCATTTGCTCGGCCTGCGGGTCAGGGTTCTCTCCTCGCTTGGCATAGGGCACAACCTTCCATGGCGAGCAGATCACGCGGCGGGCGATCTCGTTGAGGTTCTTCTGCAAGCGCGGCCATGTGTCGAGCATCGCGTTGAAGAGCATTGCCTGCATCCGCAGATCGCCGCCCCAAGCCGAGGATAGCGTTGCCCGCACGTCGCTCGGCAACTGGTCGCGCTCGAAAAAGTCCAGCGTCCGCTCTTGCGGCGCGGGTTGAATCATCGGCGAATCGTCCCGCTCGATAGTGCGAAGGGTCGCTCCCGCTGTGATGGTATCGCGGCGGGGTGGCAAGGCAGAGCCGATGGGTCGGAAGGCGGTTTCCATGAGCGCGGATTCTGGCCGCAATCCTCGCGTGAAGTCGCGGCTTTCGAGTGGTCCCCCGTTATGATCGCCGCCACAAGCAAGCGTTGATGCCGCAGCCCTTGCTCATCCGGGCAACATCCTCTTGCAGCTTTTCAATCACCACGGTCTGGGTGGCGATGATTTTGTCTTGGGCGGCCAGCCTTGACTTCATGAATCCCCACATGATCCCGGCGAGCGTGGCGATGGCCCCGGAGAGGGTGCCGATGGTGGCGAGAATCCAAGCGATGGGTAATTCGATCATGGTGAAAAAGTCAGTTGATGGGTCCTTCGACGAGGATCAGCGGGAAAGTTTTCTGGCTGGCCAGCTCAAGTGCGGCGGCGAGTTGGCCGTAGTAAGAGGGCCACTGCTCACGCGGGACGGTCACGCAGCCCTCAGAGGAGGTGCCATTGATCCCGCCTCGGTGGTTGTTGATCCCAAAGCAGCCCGTTTCCTCGCTATGCACGGTGCCGTCGGCTTTCATTCGCTGGACGGTCACGGGCGAGTCGCCTTGTCCGAATGCCATGTAACCAGTTGGACGGCTCGGGTGGTGCTTCAGGCGGCGAAATTCCCAGCATCCGGTTTTGAGACGGGCCATGTATTTCTGTGCGCCCTCGTTCCAGCCGAAGCGGCTCGGATCGACGTTGCCGTTGTAGGCCGAGAAGCCGCAGGGCGAGACGATGAAAAACGCGTCATCATAAATTGAGATGTCGTTAAATCCGATCCGCCCCATGCTATCCCGAAAATATCCTCTCACCGCCGTGACAAAGACCGCTGGCAATGGTTTACCGTAAGCTGACAAGGCTGTCGCCGTGACGAGAGCACGCGAGGCTTTTGGTTTTGATGGGGGGACGATGGCGCTCATGACCTGAAGCAGATCAGAACTTGATCGCGTCTTGCGCATGGATCAGTGCCCAGCCCGTCGTGACGGTCGGCACCAACTCTGTGACGCTGAAGGTTCCGGTTTTAAGGTAGGATGCGACGGCGTTGCCGACAGCAAGGAGGATGGTCAGGATTCCGAGTGATGTAGTCTTCATGCGCGGGCAAGATGCGCTGAAACAAACGGCGACGCGAATGCCGCGAGTGGTCCCCGATTAGAACCGCACGAAACTCCCCGCGAAATCATTGCCGCTCGGACTGGAAAGGATCGACCGCTCAGACACTGCCCCGCTCATCCGCGCCCCGCAGCAAATCGCACCAAGCAGCGCGTCGGCTCGGTCGGGTGATTTAATCCCTTGTTTGCCGAGACTGTCCTTGCTCTCGATCCGCAGCCGCCCGTTATCCGTCCATTCACTCCGGCGGGTCGTAAGCTGTCGGAAAGTCATCGGGTCGAGAACGCCCACGTTGACGCGGCCCCGTTCGATCTCGCGGGTTCCAACGTGCCAAACTTCGCCGATCAGATTAGCGTATTCATCGGGATCGCTCGCGGCTTGGCCGCCGTGAAACTTGTTGATGTGGCAGCCCATCTCGGCGAGGTCGTTAATCATAACGATGCCCAGCCCGTCGGCATCACCCCACGCTTGACCGGGGCTAACCTCATGCTCGCGCAGCAGTCGCGCAAACTCGCGGCACGCTTGCACGGTGTCCTTCTCGACCCACGCCTTGATGATCCGCACTCGGTTGCCCTTGCGGATCGCCAGCACGTTCTCATCGCGCCCTGCGGCGAAGTCTAAGAAGGCGACGACCTCGCCGTCTGTAACCTCCTGCGGCTGGGCTTCAATCGCCTTGGCGAGCCTGTCAGGCGTTAGCACCATGCGCTCGACGTTCTCGGTAAATTCCGCTTCGTGCATCGAGCGGAACACCGGATGGTCAGCCCCGTATTTCTCAAGGTCACGCGCCCGTTTTTCCGGCTCGATGTGCGGGCACTCGGTGGACGGCACACGGCGCGTCCAATAGTATTTCCGATCCTTCCCAAACGAGTCGAAGAACTGGCCGCGTGGTGCGCCGGGCGAGGATACCCAAAGTTGGAACTTCCGCGTGCAGCGGTCGAATGCCTCGAAAATTGAATTGGGCACGGTCTTGGCCTCATCAACGATGATAAAAACCGGATCAGTCTCTGAGTTGACCTTCGGGTGCCAACCTTCGGCGCGACCCGGATCGTCGGTCGAAAAGCCAACCGCGAAGCCGCCCTCGGGCGTGCGAAGCTCAACTGACATAAAAGACCACGCCGGGAACAATGACTGGAACCGCCGCACGGCAGGCCAAAGTTGCTTCTCGATCTGCCGGAATGATCCACTGGTAAACACGACTTGCCCGCGTGGATGTTCATGCAGAAACCAGAGGATCAGCGGGGCGACGAGGTTAGCTGTCTTGCCGCTTCCGTTAGCCGCTACGACGGACGTGGGCCAGCCTTGCCCAAGTGACTCCATCGCTTCAAACTGCCAGCCGTAGGGACGCAGGCCGAGCACCTTGACCGCGAACTCACTTGGCGTCATTGCCCCGGCGGAATCAATCCGCTGCGCAGGTTGCTGAGGTAGCCGTCGAGGGCTTCGGACTGCTCCGGCGTGAAGCCTCCTTCATTGCGAATCGTGCCGCTCAATTCGGTATGGTTGCTGATTTGATCTGACTGCCCGAGCATCTGCTTGCCGAGCCAGATGAGCATCGTGACGTTGCCTGCTAAGGCCAGTTCGATCTGCTTCTTGCGCAGTCGGGTTTTCCCTCCGTTGCGACCTTTGTTAATATCCTCCGCAAAACGTCGCGCCAACGTATCCACTGAGACGCCAACGATGGACGCGATCTCTGAGTTAGGACAACCGATCCCGGCAAGGTTCTCGACCAGCTTTGCATCGACCACGGCCAGCGGTCTTCCGGTGGCTATCTTTGATTCGTTTTTGGGTTTGAGCTTCATTTTTTAACAGGGGCGAAGTGTTTCCAGTTTATCCGGCAGTCCTCGCGACCATCCGGCTTGGTGAAGGCTTCGCAAATCTCCTTGCCCCACAGTTCCTGCATCTTGCGGGACGATGCCGCCTCCTTTCCGGCTTTTAGATATAGCGATTGAAGCCCGCCTTTGTTGCTGCCGTTTTGGGGCGCCGAGAAGGAAATCTGAGAAGCCCTCGCTGTCATCCGGCCGGATGCTAAGACTTGAAGCGTGAAATCACGGTCGAGCTTCAACGTAACGGCCTCTCGAAAACTCAAATCCATCGTGCGCTGGGTGTTGATGCAAACCGCTACGTCGCAGTAGCCGTTTAGCTTGATCGGGCTTTTCGATGACCAAGCATATTGCTGATATTCCAAGGCCGCTTGACCAAGGTTTGGGATGCCCGAAAGGATCATCTGCGCTTCAATTAAAGCGGCTTTTGCTGTAGCGCGGGAGTTTTTCTTACCGTTGGAGCGGTAGAACCCAGAGATATCGTCGTCCAGCATCCAGAACCACTTAATGCCCGCTTCCCGGCAATGAGTCAGAATGCTGTTGCGGGAATAAACCAATCCCCGGTCGTTTTCCTCAAGCCTCATCACCCTGCCTTTGCTGGCGTAATGCTCCGCCTCTTGCGGCTCGACAACGAACTCAAACGCCAAGCCGGACTCTGCTAAAAGTCGGCCCGTGCGCTGAGTTTCGGCGCGGCTCTTGCTCGGAATGAAAATCGGCCAGATCACTTTTTCTGCCTTTCCTTGGTGGTTTTGGACTTCTCAATCAGCGAGCGCGATGCCCGCATTTTTTCAACTTCGTCGTGCGGCGTTTCGCAAGACCACATATTCTTGAGTGAATAGAAAACGACCGTGTAGCGGACGGAGTCGGCGTTGAGCTTGATGATTGGCGTCACCCCATGCAGCAGGGATTGCCCATCGAACATGATCAACGATCCGTCCGCGCACTCAAATTTCATGTCTAGCTCTGGAACTGAAAGGTGCCCCCCTTTAATGTCCCGCTTGACGGCGAACATGGCCGACCAGACTCCGACGTAGTTGCCCGTGTCGTAGTGGTATTTGAGCGGGTTGTTGTGGTTGACGATTCCGCTGGTGAACATCGACCCATTCATCCGGTAGTTTTCCTTGACGTTCTCACGGGTCATGGCGCTGTGGCGCTCGTGTAACTGTTTGTTGACCCGTTCGTATTGCTCCTCCGCAATGCAGGCGAATCGTTTTAGCACGTCGTTTTCCTTGGGTTGACTGCGGGCTAGCGAGGCCGCTCGGCAGGACAAGTTGCGGATCATGTTGCGCGGGGCGTAGCCGAAAATCTTCGATGCCGTCACCAGACCGTTGGTGCGGGTGCTATTGTCGTATTTGATTTTTTCAAGCGTCTCTAGCAACACCTTCGTTTCTTTGGACGGTTGCTTAAGGTAAACGATGATCGGCACCCCGTCCTGTGTAACCACGGTATCTTCCTTGATCAGCTCCGAACAATCGCCTTCGCCCGCTGACCTGTTGCGGAGCTCCTTTAGGTCAATCTTCTTCGGTTTGACGCTGAGAAATTGCATATCCGTTGGTTTCTAGCAGGTGGTTAACGACCTCGGTGTTGTTGCTTAGGCCGTGCTGTTCAGCGTACTGGCCCATGGCTTCAATAGCGGCGTCGTATTCCGCCATGGTGTAGACTAAGATCACCTGACGGATAATGGATTCGTCGTAATTTTCAAACCTTTCGGCCATGGTTTTGTCATGGTTGACGACCTCGGCAACCTCCGGCTCAGGCGGATTCAAAAACGCCTCGATGGCGTCATTGTCGAAGCCAAGAACCCCCAAGTCGAAGTCGGCTTCGCGCAGGTCCGCTAGTTCAAGCCCAAGCATTTCCTCGTCCCATGCGCTGTTCATTGCGAGCTTGTTGTCAGCGATGACGTAGGCACGCTTTTGATTCTCGGTCAGGTGACTCAGCCGGATGCAGGGCGCGGTTTCAAGCCCGAGCTTACGGGCCGCCAAAATCCGTCCGTGCCCAGCGATGATTCCATTTTTCCCGTCGATCAGCACGGGGTTGGTGAAGCCGAACTCACGGATCGAAGCGGCCACTTGGGCCACTTGGGCATCGGAATGCGTGCGGCTGTTGCGGGCGTATGGGATCAACGCCTCGACGGCGACTTGTTCGATTTTCGGGTCTGCTTTAGTTTGTGATTTCATCTCAATTTTATTTATCGTTGTTAGAACGGGTCAAATCTTGGTTGTGGTCCCTGCGGTAAATTCCAAATCCACGATCTTCCAGCCGTTGATGATCTGCGCCTTGCTCATGGCCTCGCCGACGATCTCCCGCCGCTGCCGAGCTTCGTTCTCGTCCTTGGTTCGCAGACTCATGATCACCCGCTCGCCAACATATTTCGGCCCGCGATCAACGGTAAACCGGAGCTGGAAAAGTCCGCTCGGCTTCCGGCGTAGGTGGTGATTCGGCTTTTTGAAATCAGCGGCGGACATGGTTGCGGGGGCTGGTTGTGAAGTGGATCAAAACGGGATGTCGTCATCGTCACTGGTCGCGGCGACGGTAACGACCGCCGCGCTGGCGGGCTGAGTCGCCGCCTTGCCCGTGTAGTTCGCGGCGTCGGCGCGTTTGGCGTAGCCGAGCTTGGGGCTAGTCGCTCCGGCGTCCCGCATGGACTTCGGCAGGTCTTGGGTAATCCCGCCGCAGGTGCCGTATTCGGCGTGATCTTCGTCGTCGAGCCAGAGCGTGCAGTCGGCATAAACCGCGCCGGAATTTGCTTTGAAGAACGCATCCTTGTTGAGTTTCTTCACGTCGATTTTGAGTCTGATTTTAGTCATGGGGTCGTTTGGTTGTTGGAGAGGGTTTGCAGCTTCCGCTCGTATTGCTGGCGAAGGTGCTCGGCGGTCGCGGTAACGGTTTGGAGTTTGATTTTCGCGTCGATTAAAACGGGGCCGCTCGGGGTGGTGATTTCCCAGCATTCGCTGCGGCTCGGCTTTTGGATTTTGAACCAGTGGTCGCTCATGGTTCGGAAGGGTCGCTGAAGATGCCGGAAAAAATCACGAAGCAGGCAATGATGATCGGAAGCGAACAAGCCGAGTAATCAGCCAAGTTGTGCAAATTCATATTTGAAACATTCCGTCAGCAAGTATCGGCGAAAAGGAAAAAGGCGGCTCCATCGAATTATGGAACCGCGCAAAGTTTCGCCGCGCTATGGTTTTGTGTCAGGCGGCTCATCATCGCCCGTCACGCCGTCGTCAAAATCGCGGTGGTCTTCCTCGGGTTCCTCCCAGCAAACATAACAGCTCGGGATCGGATGAGTAGATCGGCAGCGTGAACAGGTCATTTTTCCACCTCCCGCCACCGTTCGGCCTCGGCTCGCCAGTAGTCGCGATCCTCCACGATCTTGCTGTGGCCTTGCTGCCAGATTTGGCATGATCGGACGGCCTCATCGCGCTCTTTAATCGCTCCAAGCAGACTGCCTTCAGCTACCTGCTTCCACTCATCACGCTCGCGTTCTAGCCGCTGCCTGACTAACTTCACCTCCCTTGGGATCTCTCTCAAGAAATCCACAGAACAAGTTGCCGCACAGGCTCCGCTTTCAAGAGCTTCAAGTATCTTTGGGAAGATCGCGCGTAGATCATCCCGCTCGCGTTCGAGTCTGCGTGCAACTTCGGCCATTATTTCGCTAGCCAGCCAGTTGGGCAGATGATGCTCGAACTGTTTCAAGACGGCGTCTGTTTCTGGTGTGTCGCTCATTTTTTCTGGAGTTCTAGTATTGTTTTTCTCGCCTCAGCTAACTGGAGTTGTTTGATAGCATATTGCTCTAGCCTATAGGCTAAATCAGATCTTGCGGCATCCCGCTCGCGTTCTAGCTGGCGGGCAAAATCAACTAGCACTACACCGCGCCAGCCAGCTCCAGCTTTTGGCAGCAATGCTGCATGGTCTGTTTCTGGTGTGTCACTCACTTCAGCACCTCCTGCACCGTGATGCGCTCCCAATCCTCATTTTCGGCAAAGCATTCTTCGCCTTCAACAAACGGATACATTCTTCCCATTGGATTAAATAGCCACATCTCAAAAGTGCGCGGCTCGGGTTTGATGCGATAATCTTCTGGATCAAATACGAAGTTGGTCTCTTCACTGAGATCGATCCATCCAGCACCGGCATCGATTTGAAGCGTCTTTCCATTCGCCAGTGCTTGGACAAGCGGTAGATATTCTCGTGCGTTTTCTTTGTTCATGCGTCGATGAGTTTGATTGTTGCTTTACACCAATCGCAGAAACGTCCCTAATGACTGTTTCGGAGCCTCCATGTTGTAGTTGAGTGCCACGATGAATCCGGGCTGATTCCCTTTCTTGACCGTGATTACGTATTTCAGATTTGTTCCAGCCTCGATTATCTGCCGAGCTTGTTTGGCGAACTCAGGCGATGCGATGCGTTGACCGAAGATGTATAGTGCTTCTTCGACGGAATCCACTTGATCCAATCCCTGTGATAAATGGATAGCGGATTGGCGGTTGATTGGTGCTTTGTCTGGTGTGTTGTTCATGTTTTATTGTTCTTCGTGGTAGGTGGTTTCATCATGTGAGTCGTAATCGCTGCCCTCCATGCAGTCGCAGTCGCCGCATAGCAGGCAGACTTCGAGCAGCGTTTTTCGGAATATCGCGTCGTGGTTTTGGCGGTAGGTCTCGCCATCCACCTTTCGGGGCGCGTCGCCTTTTCCGGCTGAGTGTTCTCGGTTCATTTTTTTAATAGGTTGTTGCATTGATCGGCGTATTTTCTGAAGTGCGGGTTGTTGATGTATTGGTTTTTATAGGCTTTCAGCGCGTGAATGATCGTGGCGTGATCCTTCCGGCCGAACTGCTTGGCAGTCTTTTCAAGCGTCCAGTATGGGTTAAGCTTCCGCGCTTGATAGATGCTGATAAAACGGGCGAAGCTGGCCTCTTCTGTTCGCCGTTTACTGAGGATGACTTCCCCCGGAACGCCTGTGACTTGAGACACGGCCAGAACGACATCAACGACCTTGGAACGCTCGCCCAGTGCAGCTCGGCGCTTCAGCTCTGCAATCAGTTCCGAGGTCGTGAAATTTACGATTTCGGCGATCATGCTGCGCTCGCCCTCCTGAATGATTCCCAGTCAAAAACGAACGCCTTGCCGTTCTCGCGCATCCGGCTCTTGATCGAATCTCCGAGCGCATCGCGCATCTGTTCTCGGTTGTAGTTGCCGATGATAACGGTCGGCCGTTTGGCGGCGTAGCGTTTGTCAATTAGGTTCGCGATGATGCGGTTTTCCCACTCGGAACCACCTCGCTCTTGAAACTCATCAATGACCAGAAAGCCGGGCGAAGAGAGTTTGCCAAGCACGTCCTTTTCTGAAACCTTGGAACCGCTTTTGTTGCAGTCCCGAAGGTCGAGGAAAACGTCCATCGCCCGCCGGTAAATCGCGGTTTGGTTGCGCTGCATTCTTCCGCCCGCCCCACCGATCCATTCGCCCTCGTCGAGCGGCCAATCTCCGCCGCGTGCGATCTCCGCTGCCATTTGTGTTTTTCCCGGTCCGCGACCGCCAATGAAAGCAACGAGCGCGGATTTTGAAACCAATGCTTTGGCCTCGGCAAATACCTCCAACCAGCGGTCACCCGTTAGCTCGATTGGTTTGACGTATTTCTCGCCCCAGCCATTCACCAGTTTGACGAGATTCGGCTTTGCGTCGAGGATACCCCTAGAATCGCTTTGAACGTCATCCCCCTTGATTCCCCCTACGGGAGCGGCTTCAGCCATGCTAGCGAACGTCCTAGCGAGCGTGAGGGCAAAGTCTTGCGCCTCGTTGATGTTTCGATTTGGGTTCATGGCAGTTCTAGGTTTTCAATCATGCCAGCGAATCGGCGGGCGGGTTGACGGTTAGCCGGGATGTCGCCACCCCGTTCCTGCTCGCGGGCCAGCCATGCGCTCAGGTAGCGCCCGACGGCTTTCTTCCGCTTGGCCGGGTTACGCTTCAGCCATTCGCCAGCGGCGGCAATTGAGCGGTCGATATTCACGGCTGGGTATGCCCGCTTCCATCCGAGTCGGTCAGCTTCCGAGATTCCCGAAAATCCAGCTTCGTCGTCGTAGGTGATCCCGACTTTTTTCGTCGGCACGGAGCAGGAACTTGTTCCGCTCAGTGCAAAAGGAGATTCATCTCCTAATTCTATTTCCTTCTTTTCTATTCTATTCCTTTCTCTTCTCTTCTCTTCCGTTGAAGCTGAGCTTGAAGGGGTGCTTGAAGCTATGCTTGAAGCATCTTCTGGAATGCCTTTGTCTACGGCGTTTTTGGCTCTTGCCTTTCCGCCTCGTTGCCCTCCTTCGCGCTTCATTCGCACCTCGTTTTCCTTCTCGACCGGGTAGCCCCAGACGGTCAGCGAATCCGCCTCCCATGTCCACAGGTCGCAGTGACTGCAAACCTCATCAGTGGTTACGCCGCACGTCTGCTGCCATCGACGTGCTTTCCACTCTCCGCACGCTGCAATCTTGCCTCCGTTTTCCTGCTCGGCGCAGTAAGCCAGCAGGCAGAGCCATGTCGCTCGTTGCTCTGGCTCGGAGCCGATAAATTCGGGCGAGCGCAGGGTTTTTGTTTCGATATTGATCCAGTTCATTTCTGTTTTTATAGGCTTTTGATTCTCCCGTATTCCGCGATGAGCGCGGCATCGATCATGCCATCGTGCGGCTTCGTGCATCGCTCCGACCTCAGCCACCGTTCGTCCGGCCAAAGCTGCCTTGCCTTGGTCAGCGCGGCGGGCTTGGTGTCCCCCTTTGCGCATCCCGGCAGCATGACCTTCTGCCATATCTGCGGCGTGATGCGGTGGTGCCGGATTTCCAGCGTTTCAAGGATGCCACGGATGCAGCCGTAGCTGTCCCACATGGATGAGATTGCCAAGACTCCCGCGCTAAACTTGCCGGGCGTTTCAAGGATCGCCGTGACTTTTCCTGTGTGCCGTAGTTTGAGCAGGAAATCCCGGACGTCCAGCGCGTCCACTTCGTTGCCTGTTTTCTTGCGCCTCGTCGGCATCTCAATGCGGTCAATCAGCGATCCGGCGTAGCCAACCGCGACGAGTCCGCCTGTCAGGCCGTTGTCGATTCCAATATAGATCATTGGCGTCCCTCCCTGTTTTTGACTGAGGCCAATCCATCGTAGGTGCCGATGATTTCAGGAAATGCCCGGACGATTCGGCTAAGATTTTCGGAGTCGGCATACAGCATGGCTTCCGCCAAACAGTTGACGAACGAGCCGCCTTTTTCGCGCATCTCCCAGACGACGTCATGCAGCGGATTGGTCAGTTGAATCAGTTCTTTTCCCATAATTCGTCGATTGGGTTGAAGTTGAAGAAATCGCACTTCGTTAGCGCACGGTCGAACGGGTCTGGGCAGCGTTTGATTTTATGCCCATATTTGTCGTGTGTCGGAAGGATTCCTGCTTTTGCCAGGTCGATAATCTTCCGTTTTTTGGCTATCTCGCAGGTGGCGCAAAGCCCTTCCTGCTCGACGTGGGATTCGCAGAAGTTGCACTTTAGTTTTTTATACATACTTCGTCGGCCCCTCCAAAGCGATTAAGCCGTAATAGCTCGCAGGCCACTTGCCGCTCGCTTGGCATTTTTTATACTCGGTCAGCACGGTTTCCAGCTTCGCCATGCCGCTTTCCATCCAATTCTCGGCGGTATAAACCGCGTTGGCATAGGGCGCGGATTTCTCGACCGCGATCCACGTCCAGAACGGGCTGGACTCAAGGTTTTTAGCCTTGCCTAACACCGAGCAATACCACGCGGCTTGTAGATCGTAGTGGTAATTCATGATGTTCCGCCGGAATTCACGCGGTGAGGCGTCTTGGCAGGTTTTCAAATCCGAGATAACCCATTCGCCGTCCTCGTTGCTGCCGTGGCAGTCGAGCAGCGCCTTGCACTCGACACCGTGGAGGGTTGCAAAGATCGGCGTTTCGCGGTGCTGACACTGCGTCAGGAGTGAACGCGCATAGACGTTATCCTGCACCGCATGGGCCATGAGGTTAAGGTCGGTTTCCTCCTCCTCGGTTATGATCGGGAGCGTCTGCTCGGCTTTCCACGCTTTGCCATCCTTCGTCACGAATGACATTCCTTCCGGCTTGATTGCGCAAAGGTCGCCGAGCGTCTTGCCCTCAAGGATCATGGCGTGGGCGAATGTTCCGATCTGCATCGCCGAGGTCGGGGCTTTGCGCTTCTCATGGAGCGCGGCTTGGTAGTGCGCGGGCAGCTTGAGTAGTTGCTTGGCCAGCGAGAAATTGAGCGCCGGATGAGCGCGGTATTCTTCGACGGTCATGGCTCAATCCCTCCTTCGTTGTCTTCAGTAGCGTCTTCGATGGCGAGCGGAAGGATAAAGGATGGAGCGGCCGCGCTGACCGCTGGGCGGCGGGTGACGTTGCGAACTTCGCTGATGTCGTGGACTTCTTCCGTGGACTGCATCCCGAGGGTGATGTCGGGAGCGTAAAGGCGGCAGAAGAACGCGGCGGCTCGGTAGCGCAGCATTAACTCCGGCATGGTGATCCATTTGCTGCCGCTTTTCGTTGACCAGCCCTCCGCCTTAGCCATCGCCATAGAAATGACTGGCCCTTCGTAGCGTTCGCCTGTCTCCCGCAGCAGCGCCCATGCGTAACACTCGCGGCCCTGACCTTCGCCGCTCAAGGCGTATTGCAGCGGCGTGAACCGCTCCGACTTGTTGAGCATGGCGATCTGGAAGGTTGCCCGAAACGACGGGCGACCGTGGATGATGTCGCAATTTTGCATGACCATAAACGGGTCAGCGCAGAGACGTTTTGCGATGTTGAATGCGATGGCGCAGTTGCTTAGATTCCCTTGGAATTCTTTCGGAACCAAGGTGGATGCTGCGAGCATTTTGGATTCGCGTTGCAGCAGCTCGAAAGCCATGGTGTCTTGCTCGACGAGCGTCAGTGTTGTTGTTGTTGTCATATTCGTTTGGTTTTGGGATTCAGTTTCTGGTTGTTTTCAGGAGTGATGCGACAAAGGCGGCTACGGATTCTGCCGCGTAAAATTTGGCGCGGGTTGCGTGGCATTGGCGGGTTCTCATCCGCCGTAGAAACTCAGTGTCCACGCTCGGGTTGTTGCCGAAACACGGCACTAGCGGACGGCGATTGATTCGGATCGGGGTCATGCGAATTGCGGTTGGAGTTGATAGAGAAAGTCCCGTGATTGGCTGTCGCGCTTGAGCTGCACGTCGTAGCCGCTCGCCCGCAGGTCACGCAGACGCCGGAGCGATTCGCGCTGACCGCCGACCTCGATGATCTCGCTTGCCGGGTGCCATTGCCCGTCGGACATGAGGCCAAGTATTAGGCGCTGGGCTTTCGAGAAGTCCTTGAGGTCTTGGGTGGTCAAAACGCCACCGCCGCCGAGACTTTTGATGGTTGCTTCGGCTTTCATGGTTGGATGAGTTTGACGACTTCGCGCAGAGCGATGACGGTGGTGATTCCGGCGGCTCCGAGGGCGGCGGAGAGTATGACAGCGAGCCAGTCTGGCGGGTTGATGATGATGTTCGGGATTTTCATTTTGTTTGGGTGTGTTTATTTAATTTGGTTTAACTGCGTTTAACTGAGTGATCAAAAAACGAACGCCTTTCTCTCCGGCTTGAGCTGGACTTGGTCGAGGTCGTAACGGATCGGCTTGACTGGCAGGATTGGCTGAATGACTCCCGACTTGTTCCAGCGGCTGACCGTGCGCCGCGAAATCTTGAAGTGATCGGCGAACTGTTTTGGGCTGACGAGGGTCATGGTTTTTCGGGTGTGGCAAGTCCCAAGGCGCGGCGAAGGAGGAGACGGCAAAAGGCCGACTCGCTCCGCTCTTGCGCTTTGGCGAGCTGTTTGATTTGGCCGCGCAGTTCGGGGCTGACCCGAATGGCGAGGTAGGAATAGGTGGAGTCTGATTTTGGTTTAGGCATCGGTTTAGTTTTCGTTGGCTTATTTTTAAGCACGCGAAATTTTTAACTCAGTTTAATTGAGTTTAAAAGCTAAATTTTGCGAAAATTAAAAATGATTTTACTTGGTTAAAAAATCGCCTAATTTTCCTTTTAAATCACCCCCCCCCCCCCCGAAAATCCGACTTTTTGACCGCAAAACAAACAAGCTGACCAAAAACCAAGAAAACCAACCAAAATGACTGAAAAATCACAGCCCGGCCGATCCCCCGGCAACACCATGCTCGGGGTTTCAATGTCCACCGAATTAAAAGCGGCGATCCGAAAAGCCGCTGAGAAGGAAAATCGCACGATGGCGAATTGGTGTGCGATTTACCTGCAAGCGGCGGTCGATGAAATCAACGCCGAGAAGAAGCGCGAAGCCGGAGGAAAGCCACCAACCAAATCCGCGTAGCGTCATCTTAGAGTCAATAATTGCCCAATCAGTCCGCAAACTCTTGTAAAATAAGGATCGCCCTGTTTCTTCGTAATGAATAGGTCGTCGGTTCAATTCCGACCAGCGGCTCTTGTTTTTCAAAGAGTTATGAGAAACGAGAAAACGGAAATTGGACAGAAATGGACACGATTGGACAGGCGTAGCGTCAATAACGTCAATAATTCTAACTGATAAAACCATGCCCCGGACACCCAAAATGATCGTCACCTCATCGCCGGATGGACACACGGTGGATATTCCCGCCTGCCTTTCCGCTGACGGTAAAAGGCACCGGAAACGGTTCGCGGCAAAGACCGAGGCGGAGAAGTTCGCGGCCCGGCTGCGGGCGGAATACGGCTCAGGCGTGCGCGGCTCGGCTTTGTCAGCCAATACAGCAGCGGATGCCGTCCGAGCGATGCAGATCCTTGCCGCCCACAAAATGACGCTTACCGAGGCCGCTAAGATCGCCGTGGCGATGGCCGAGAAGGATCACGGCGGCGAGACATTTGCCGACCGCTACCGGCGCTGCTACGCGGATGGGAAGACGTGGTGGTCGCCGAAATATGAAAAGCAGATGGAAAAGATTCCTAAATGGGTGCCTGATTGGTTTCTGGACTCCCGCTGCGGCGCATGCGACCGAGCGACGATTGAGCGAGCCGTTCGGGAGATGAAACCGAAAGCCTCCCTGAGCTCGCTGGGTTATTATGCGACGCGGATCAACTCAGCCCTGCATTTCGAGCGGTCGCGCCACCGTAAAAAGGCCAAGATCGTGATCCTCGATGCTGACCAGCGGCTCGCGATATTCGCGGCCTGCAAATCGCAAGCTGAGACGTTTGCAGTCGCTCTCCTGCTTTACGCGGGCATCCGGCCGGACTCTGAAAAGGGCGAAATCATGCGACTCGACTGGGCCGCGTTTTCGAAGAGCGAAATCGAAATCAGTGAATTCGTCTCGAAAACCAATCGGCCAAGAAAGATTCCGATTCTCCCCGCGCTCCGGCGGTTGATTACTGACCATCCGACGCAGGGCCGCGTGACGCCGAAAAACTGGCCGAGAGTCTGGACGCTGCTGCGGGCTGCGGCAGGGCTGACGGACTCCGACGAATGCCGCCACACGTTCGCTAGCCACCTCCTTGCCTATCACAAGGGTCATGAGGGCAAGACAAAACTGGCCATGGGCCACACAGAGGGCAGCGCGGTCCTGTTTCGCCACTACGCAGCAGCGGTCAACATTGCCGAGGGCAAAGCGTATTTCGCGTAATAAAAAAGCCCCGCCGGATCAGGGCGGGGCTTATAGTGGTCAGGGTCGGGATTCAGCGGACGATTCCGCAGCAGCAATCTTTCATGCCGCAGAGGGCGCGGGCGATCCGTTTCATTTTTGCGGTAGCTGGCCCGGCTGCGCGGTCAGTTCCTGTGTTGGTTTCCTTCCATGCAGCGGCTTCGATGTCGCGCCATGCGTCGCGCTCCGATTCTGGAAGCTCTGGCAGGAGGATCGTGGCCTCGGTGCGGTGGAAGCTGTTGTGCAGCGTGTAGCGGTGAAATTTAGGACGGCCACCCTTCTTGCCATTGGCCGCGCTGGCGGCGTTCTGGGCGGGGCTGGGATTGACTCGGGAGAGTTTGCCGAGGGCAACGGCGGCGGGGTTCTTGGTTGTTTTCATGGTTGTATTTCGCTGGGTGATTTAGTTCTCAAAGAAATGAAGCTCTCCCGATTCGCCCCGCTCACACCAGTATTCGTAGCGCAAGGAGCAGTTCCAAGTTGCCTCCCAATCGATGATAATCCAAGAAGGAAAATCAGACGGGATGGCGTCCGTTTCAAGCGCGTTGTTTTCGCTGAAATCCGCCCCGCTTTCGGCGGTTCCGGCGTACTTCTCAAGGAAGTCATCAATGCTCGGCCCTACGTTCTCGGCGTATAGCCCGAACGCCTCCTTTTGCCATTCTTCCATGTCGATCCAGTCCCAGAGAATCGCCGGAGGGGCGGAGCTTTCGGAATACCAGATTTTCGGAAACCCTTGGAAATCTTGGAACATCAGTTCCGGGTCATGCTCGTCGGAATGCAGGGCGGCAGCGGCCTCAAGGAACTCGTCGCGGGTTGAGTATTCGCTGAGGTCAAGCCAGTCCCCGGCGATACTGCCTGAGTTGTATTTAGCGTAGGTTCCGACGTAGAGCATCGGGTGGTTTGCGTGTTGCGTTTTCATTTAATTGGTTTGAATGGAGTTTAACGAGAGAGTCAAAAAAGAACCGGGGGATCGAACCCCGGCGATTGGCTTATCGGCCTTCGTTAAATGCTTTTGCTTCGGAATATCCAAGGTCCCACTCGTTGACCCATTCGGGCTTTGTGTATGGGTTCTCCTCTTGGTTGTTTTCGCAATAGGCGTTCCAGCCTTGACTGTATTGTGGTGTCTTCATTTTCTTAGGTTGGTTGGTTGGTGTTTCGTTGTCAGCGTCGGCTGACTGAAAAGAAACTAACCTACCCGCTCAGGTTTGTAAATACCCTTTTTTCGATTATTTTTCACGACACGAAAAAGCCCTTTATTCCAAAAGGGTTGCGCGGGCAAAAAGAATTAGATTCCGCGTCAGGCTTTTCGATAAAGCCACGTCCGCTTGCCGAGATTTCGCGCGTTGCGAACGGTTAGCTTGCCCTCATCGACGAGCTTTTTGAGCGAGTCTGACGCCTTGGAATAGCTCATGCCGCTGCCGCTTTTTTCGAGTCCGGCGATGAACTCCCGGATGGTGAATTCGTCGTCGGCTTTCGGCTGTTCGACCGTCGCGCGGATGGCGAATTCTAAGCCGCTGAGTGCCGAGGCAGTTGCTTGGTTGACCTTGGCCATGGTCAGAGCTTGCCAAGGGGTGAAAGCCAGTCGTCGCCGTCGCGCAGGATCGTCCACGTCTTGAACGATCCGGTCTTTTCGTTGAGCGTGCCCATCGTCCAACCGTTTCGCCACTGATTGCGGCCTGCGCTCCGGTCGGCGTAGCTCATCTTGGAGAAATCCGCCATCGCTGGAACGTTGACGCTGCCGCCGCCGTTGATGTTTTCGGTGGAGTGCTCGGCGTAGGTGTGGGTGTGGCCGAACATACAAGCGCCGTAAACCGCGTGCATATTCTTGACCGCGCTTGGCCCCGTCTTGAATCCGTGGATGAACGCCGGACCACCCTCGGGCATCCGCAGGAATTTCGACGCGTGGTATGGCACCCACGTTATTTTTCGGCGCTTGAACTCCTCGGTGGCAGCGGCGACTAGTTGCTCACCTTTTTCGCGCAAGACTCCGTTCGGCGACGCCATCAAATCCCAATATCTGGCGTCGTGATTGCCGAGCGTCAGGATGTTCGGTCGGTAGTTATCGAGGAATTCTAGCCCAGCGACCCAGTCGGCTTGGAGCCCCTCCATGCGCTCCGAGTCAGAGGCGGATTTGCGAATCGGGGCGGCGTCCCAAAGGTCGCCGAGATGGATGCGGTGGCGTGGCTTGTAGTCGGCGCAGAACTCAACCAGTTTGCGGCTGGCGACCTCATCGACGAGGTGGCCGTGGTTGTCGGTTGCGACTACGAATTTGATGAGTGCCATGGCGAAGGATTCATGCCCAGAACACGTTTGGCGCGGTGATGTCGTCCGCGTCGATCTCGACTCGCGCACTGAGGCCGCCGAGTGCAGCAATGATTTGCGCGAACTCGGGGAAATCTCTCGGACTCATTACCGGCGATCCTAGCAACGGCGTGCCCATGATCGCGTCATCGCAGGGGATGAAGGTTTCGCCCGCATGCGCGCCGCTAAATATAGGGCATAATCCGGGCAGCCAAAAAACGGGAAGTCCGCGATCAATCTGCGCTTGTGCCACGGCGGCGTTCGCGGCCTCGGCTTGCTCTTGAGTTGTGACAAATCCGATCATGGTAAAGTCAGTCCGGTGCAGGTTTCCCAGAGGGTTTTGAGGCTGAGGGTTTGTTCATTGGCTCCTGCCAAATCTATTCCGACTGCGACCCCGAAAACTCCAAATCGTCCATTGTGGTGCAGATCCCTCACACCAGCAGCGTTTCGCGCCATACAAGCCAAGGCGGCGGATGCGGCAAAGACGGAGTTTGAGGTCGTGTTCACTGCGGACGCCACGCCGCCGGATGATCTTCGTAAAATAAACCTGTTAGCCCTGTCCGCCAAGCTGGCCCCATGGAAAATACCCGTGCGGGAGCCACTCACATCAAGGCGGGCCGAAAACGTCCTCGCGCCGACCGAGCTGGAGCCGTCGAACTGCTCGATACTGCCACTGTCGCCGCCATTTACGGCCCCCATGTGAATGCGTCTATCAGAACGCGAATCAGCTTGATGGCAAAGGCAGAAAATTGAGCCGACCACGGGATCTCCCGCTGCGCCAAACATGGTCCTCATGTTGACGCCTGTGTCGAAATACCCCGTTGATCCATCACCCTGCACAAATCCCGCGCCGTGCGTTACGCCACCGACGAACGTGCCGCTGCTGCGACTAACCATACAGATCGCATTAGCTGCGGCGTTGCCCCAGATCGGCAGGTAAAGGCGCTTGTGCAAACCCCATCTCGACGCGGCCTTTTCCGCCTTGATGAAATCACTGATCGCTTGCCGCTGCGTGGCAGTCGCCGCCGTGCCGAGTGCGTTTTCGACAAGTCCCAGATAGAGTCTCGCGTCTGGATCATACTGCCGCCGCTGGCTCCCAATGCTGGCGTAAAGAACGGACATACTTAGATGAAATCGAATGTGTTTGCTGCGACCTGATGAAGCGCGAACTCCTCGCCCGCAAGGACTCCCGAAATGCCGTTGATCGTGATGCCGGTGTTATTGAACGTCAGCGCACCCGCACCCGTGACGCGGCGGAAATAAACAATCTGTCCCGCTGTCCACGCGCCGGATGCGTCCGGTTGAATCGTGATCGCGCACCCAGCTGCATTCGTGAAACGGAATTTTACACCGGCAGCGGCGGGGGTGATGGTTTTGGTCGTGTCGCTGACGGTTTCAAAAAGGATGATGGCCGGATAGCCTGCGGGTCCGGTGGCTCCTGCTGATCCTGTCTCGCCTGTCACTCCGACGTCGCCCCGTGGGATCGTGAAATCGAAAACCGCCGCGCCCGTTGTCCCGGTGTTAGTGATTGCGACGCTTGACCCAGCTGCACCTGTCGCGACGTTGCCGAGTGCGACAGTGGCCGCAGCTCCGGTTGCTCCTGTCTCCCCCACGTTGCCACGCGGGATTGAAAACGCCAGCACGGCGGCGGCGCTAGTGCCGGTGTTTGAAACGGTTGCGCTTGATCCTGCCACGCCTGTTGAGACGGTCCCGACTGTTACGGTGGCGGCGTCGCCCTTGTCACCTTTGGGGATCGCAAACGTCAGCGTCTGACTTGGTGAGGTTCCGCCGATGGTGACTGCTGCGGCCGATCCTGCTGCGCCTGTGGTCACGCCTGCGACGCTTAGGGTGTTGGCGGGTCCGGTCGGGCCGGTTACTCCAACATCACCTCGCGGGATCGTGAAATTCAAGGTGGCCGCGCTTGCGCTGCCGCTGTTCGTGATCGCCACGTTTGATCCTGCCGGACCTGTTGAGACAGAGCCGACGGAAAGCGTGCCCGTGTCGCCTTTTTCGCCCTTGTCCCCTTGCGGGAGGGTGAAAGCGAGTGTCTGGCTTGGCGCGGTGCCGCCAACCGAAACGCTCGCCGAGCTTCCAGCCGCGCCTGTCGTGACGCCCGCGATAGACAAGCTGTTCGCGGGTCCAGTTGCTCCGGTCGGGCCGATGGGAACGCCGGGGGCGGCGGTGACGACGGGAATGCTGGTCGTGGTCGAGCGGGTCACGTCGCGGTCAATCCGCAGGCGGAAGAATGCCACGGTGGCCACGGCTCCGGTCGTTAGGTTTTGCGCTTGGATGTCACAGAAAAGGTTTTCGCGGGCGAGGCTTGCCGTGTCCTGGGGCACTAGGTCAATCGTTGCGGTGGTGCCGCTGACAGTTAAGCCCGTGCCCGTGACTTTTTGAATCAACGCCTTGGAGTCGTCGTCGGTGACGGATTTCTTGGCCGTGAAAATCAGCAGGAAACCGGACGGATTGAAAGCCGAGCCGTCGAGAGTCAGCGGGATCGTCAGCGTTTTCGAGTCGCCGGAATAGAGGGAAAAAGTGCTGCTCATGGGTCGGGTGGGATTAAGCGCGGGATCGGGATCGGCGGCGAGGGTTGGCGGTGGTCCCCGCTGCGCTAGCCTGCTTGATAATTGTCTTCGACGGGGATGCGGAGGCGGTCAATCAGGCTTTGGAAATCCATGCGCGGACTTGGGCCGATTCTGACTTCCGCCGCTCCGGTCGAGAGGTCGATGGACAGCTCCGAAACGGGCGCGGCCATGCTCGCCCACTCGGCAGGGGTCGTGTCTGCCGCGATGTTGAGGTAGTCGCCCGGCTCAGGGAAATCGGCGGCTTTCGGGTCAAGCGACAAGCTGCCCTTGTAAGGCGTCCAGTCTTGGCGCGCGAAGTAGTTGGTAGCGAGGTCTGCCGGGGCTGGGTTGAACTCGGCGCGGTCGATCAACGCCGAGTTACCAACGGCAGCGGTCACGGTCGAGTTCGCTTGTGTGGCCGCTGCGTTCGCTTCAAGCGCGGCACGGATGACCGACGGGGCTTTGCTGAGGACATTGACAGCTACATTGACGTAACGATAGACATAGCTCCGATAGCCAGCATTGGCTAATGACAGAGTCAGGTAATAGCCTTGAGTGTAACCATAGATATAATTCTGAAACCCACGGGTGCCAAGTCCATCTCCGATGTATGCAATAACGTTGCCGTAAAGAGTTGCGGCGCTCTGTGTTGCACCCGCAATGGCGAGCTGTGCTGCTGTAAATGGTGACCCACTGACTAGCCAGCCTCCCACCGTGGAGTATACCGGCGGCAAGCTGACAGTTTGCTTATAGGTGCTAGAGGTCCCTAATCCAACGCCGGGGCTAGGATAAAGAGTGATTGAATAGGCAGCTTGCCAGCCAAGACTTGGATAAGCCGCCAAGGCTGAATCCTTTTGAATGACGTAGGCAAGCCAGTTGAACGTATCTGAAACCGTCGGGATTGCAGCCAGTGCTGCTTGGTAGTTTGCATTGATCTGCGCGTTAACGGCTGTCACGGCAGCATTAGCAGCGACGAGCGACGTGTTGGCGATTTCGCGGGCGATGGTCGAGGTTGAGACCGCTTCAGAAACCATCATGTCCGTCCGCTCATGGCCGGAGAGGTAAACGCTCAATTTGCGCCGCGCCTCGGCAGTGTCGTCGCCTGCCTGCTGCACGCGGTAATTCACAACCGTGTCGCCGTCGCGCTCGGCGTAAACAAACGCCACGGAGAGTGCCCGCGCTTCGGGCCACGCGGCGAGCTGGACAGCAGTGGCGTGGTGGTTGGGGCCGTCGAGGTTGATCGTTGTCGAGCTGCTGGCGGTGCGGGCGTAGAACCGCAGCGTCGGCGGGCTGGTCGCGTAGTCCATCCGCGTCGTGACATCCGGTGCCCACTTGAGCGCGTCCTCCAATGCTCCGGCCAGCGACGAAGCTCGGAAGGACATTTTCGGGACCGTGAACATCACAGGAGTGGATGCCAGCGTCGGGGCTTGGATCGGCAACCCCTCCGCCGTGGCTGCGGCGAGGATCGACAGCAGACTCGTCCGCAGGTCGCCTTGGTCATAGGTGACGTAGGGGCGACCGTTTGCACTCAGCAAACTGGTTTGGGACAGCCCGAGGTAGACGTTGGACACCTCGTAGGAGTAAATCCCCTGCGGGTGGGTGTAGGTGCGTTTGGCGATGCCGGTGAACAAGCGCGTGCCCGTCCCGTCGTAGAGGCTGATCCATTGCCCGTCGGCGGGAATGACTTTGCTGCGAC